GGGAGGCACTTTTCACCTCCCCGGCAAGCGCCTTCATTTCAGAGGTGGCGTTCAGGTATTCTTCGTCAGCTGAAACGCTGGACGATTGGGCCGTTTGAAGAGCGATTTTGGTACGTTCTATTTCTGCCTGGTTACCGCTTTCAAGAGCCTTGTTGTAATCGGTCTGCGCCGCTTTTAACCGGGCGAATGCCGCTTCCTGCTGCAGTTCCGCATTTTGCACGCGTGTTACGGCATCCCCCAAAGCGTGCATCTGCGTTTGCAGCCGGGCAAAATCCAATGTCCCGTTGCCACCGGGGAGCATGCTTTGAATACGTTCAATGGCATCGTAAACGACCTGCTGGTCTGCGGCTCCCGTTTTTTTGAACTCATCTGTCTTGACATACTGTTTAAGCTCGCCAAGCAGATTCTTCATCTGGTCTGCAAGCAGACCGGTCAAATCCCCGAACGCTGCTCCCCAGTCTATCTTCTGGGTAAGGGCTTCCATGTCCACTTTGTGCACAGCCGCATCACGCTGCTTCTCCAAAGTCAGCCTTTCTCCCTGGGACTGTGCCTTGCGGATTTTCTCGGCATATTCTTCAGTGATGGCCAGTTTCTGCTGCTGGAAGGTACCGTATTCCTTCAGATAGTCACGCATGGCTTCCGCCTCTTCCCTGTACACGTCCGTCTCCGCTTTTTTCCGGGACTCGGTGTTTGAGGCACGGGCTTTTTCAAGTGCATCCTGTTGCTCACGGGTAAGTCCGTTATCTCCGGGGGATATGCCGGCTTCCTTGTTCTCACGCTTCCAGTCGGCTTCCTGCCGGTTAATTTCTTCTTTTCTCGCGTTATAGTCATATTCGATTTGTGCCAGTTTCTTTTCGGTACCGGCTTGCATGCGGTCTATCTCTTCCTTCCGGTTTTCAGCCTGCAAGACGGCAAGATCCTTCGCCAGCCTGCGCTCTGTGGCCAGCCGTTGCTTGGCTTCCGCTTCTGGATTCTTCCCGGACTGTTTAGGGTCGGTATGCCCACCGATATTTCCTTTTTTGGCTGCTTCTGCGGCTTTTTTTACCTCTTCCTCCGCTTTTTTCAGATAACCGTCTCGTTTGTTTTCGGCATTTTTCAACAGTATGTCATAAGCTTCCTGATCATGTTTCTTAATGGCAGCCTGTGCGTCATAGAACTGCCCGGATTCTGCCATGTTGGACTGTATGATATATTGTCCCCATTTCCCGAAAAAGCCCATGGCGCTTTCTGCCTCTTCCGGTTTCTGTGACTTGATTTTATTCACCTCTTCATCGGCTTCTGCAGCTTTTTTTACAAGATTCTGGACATTGGCCTGGTGCAGCAGAACCTGTACATAGTCCTCGCTCTTTTGGATAAGGGTATCATACCATTCAGAAAGTGTTTTATAATACCCGAAAGATTCCCCGTACTTGCGGTTCAGTTCCTCCACCTTGGCCTTTTCCTGTTCCTTGCTTCCGGTGAAGTTCTTTATTTCATTGATAACCGATTTCAGCTCAAAGCGGGTACGCACCATCTGGGCACGGCCGTCCTTCTCTATCTCGGTCATTTCCTTCAGCGATATGTTGAATTCATCCACGCCTTTTTTGGCGCTGAACAGGTCTTTCGTCCAATCCCAGATTTCGTCACCGTACATTACCAGCAGCATGATGCCGGTGGTCATGGCCGTCTGCCAGGAAAAAAGTGAGGAAAGAACCTGCTTCCATACCGGTGTGCCTTTCTTGCCGGACTTCTGCAGCTCATCGTATTCCTTGCGGGCACGGGCCAGTTCGTCCGTAAAAATCGGCAGGTTGTTGGATATGGCCATGAAGAACATCTGCGGTCCCATGGCCAAGGAAGGCATTTCACGAGCCATCTGCTGGATGCTGTTATGAAGTCCGTTGAACTGGCGCTGTGCATTAGGTATATCTGCAGGAGTGACCTGTACAGATTCCGATTCATTTTGCAACATTTTCAACTGGGCGTGCAGTTCCTCAAGCTGCTTCTCCAGCGCATGGATTTGCGCAATATTGGCACTTTGGTCCAGATTCGGGGCAGCTGTCTCACCTGCAAGACGTAACCTCTCCAGTTCAGCCTCCAACAGTCTGACGGTATTACGCAATTCCAGTGCCTCACGCTCGGCTTTATTCATGCCGGTCGTAAGGTTATCCTTCATCAAAAATTCAACTTCTACAGGTTTACTCATTCCAGTTTGCTTTGAAAAAATCCTACTATATCGTTCGCTTCATCCTCAGCGCTGCGCTCCGGGTGGCTGTCACACTTACCGCTGCCTCCCTTCTGCCGAACATATCGCGGAGCGTCGCTCAGCATCAGTATCAGCGTCTGGTAATTCACACCGTCCAGAATGTAGTCCACACTCCAGCCCGTTGCACTCGCTATCTGCCACACGAAGCCGAAAGGGCTATGGGAACCCTCATACCGGGTTCTTAACTCCCCATCCTTGCCTGGCTCAGTCTCGGAGTCATCGGGTTCGCCCGCGCCGCCGAGCTGATAATACGCATAAAATCCTTCGTGCCCATCATCCGTTCAAACGTTCGGAACAGCGCCATCAGATACTTCCACTCCACAAAGTTCCGAAGCACCCATGCCGTCACACCGATACCTACATGTCGCGACACATAGCCCCGACACACCGTATAGGCCAGCAGACGGCTCACAGCCTTGCCATGTTCCGCTACAAAGTTTAGTTCCTCGATCTTGTCCTTCGGCTGCCACCCGGGTTCAACACCCATCTTCAGGTATTCCCTCGCCAGCATAATCTGCCCGCGCAGTCTCGGACGCTTCATCGTCACACGCACCTCCAACGTACTTTTCATCCATGGGAGCTTCCACCTTTTAAGAGGAACGGACACGCCGCTGTCCAGCAGCGCATCCGCACACTCCATCTCTATCAGTTGTTCCAGCAGGTCAGCCATACACTATCCCTCCTTGCTTGTGGCCTCCTCGCTTGTAGCCTCCTCACTTTGAACCGAGGCAGCCGCCGCTGCTCCCGCTGCAGGCAGCTTGTGCTCTCCCCACTCTTCGGGCAAGGTTTTCGAGTCAAACACGCCGTAGGGCTGCGAACCGTCCTCCGGCATAGCCACCTCCAACGTACATTCTATCTTGGCCGTTTCCGTAAGCGTCAGCTTACCGCCCAGGTTGCTCAGCAGTGTGCCGTTCGGTATCAGGATGCTCCGTCCGCTCACCAGTTCCAGTTCAAAAGGACCTTGCATCAGCAGGGCGGCTTGTGGGGCGGTCCAGCCTATTGGGTTCTTCTTCTCGCTGTCTTCTTTCGCATAGTGCAGCGTGCCGCCCAGCATGGCATGCAGGTTCTTGTAGTCCGTCTGGATTACGTTGAATGTGGGGGCGATGCTGCCATTGCTCTGCGGAATGATCAGCACGGGGGCACCCGGTGCCTGTTCTGCCTCAATCTTTGCAGCTTCGGGCTTCTGCCCGTTCAGGTCAAACGAGCCTTTTTCAATATAGCCTATCACGAAGTCATTGTATTTCACGGCACCGATACCGTACATAAAATTCTTGTTCATCGTTTATAAAGTTTGATGGTTAATAACACACCGGCCAATAAGCCGGCCAATACACCTGTGATAAACGTCCGCATCCGGGTCGGAGGGCGTTTTTCTTCCATTTGAACGTCATTCGAAGTTTCACTCTGGGTCTCGCTCCGAATGCGTGTCAGCTCTTCTTCATACCACAGCACCAGCTGCTGCAGGCTGTCACACGAGGCTTCGGCCACAATGTTACCGCTACCGTCATTTCTTACAGTCAGGTTGGCCTGACCGCTCTTCCCGCGATACACCGCGCCGTCAGGAAGCTTACGGAGGCTGTCCGCTGGTATCGTCAGCTTCACCGCACTCGCCGGTATCCCCGCCATCACCAGTCCCGCCCGTCGGCTTCCGTTCGCACTGTCGGCGCTTGCCGATTCCGTCTGTGTCTTCTCCACCGTCGTGCTCTTCCTGCTGCTTGCGCAGCCCGCCAAGCACAGGACAGTCATCATGATGGCGGCAACTGTTGGCAGTGTCAATCGCCTTGCGCAGTCGCGCCATCTCACGTTTGTTGGCCTGCAGGTCTTTTCTTGTTGCATTCAGTTCTTCTTTTAAGGGTACCACAATGTTGCTTACCAAAACGCGGGTGGCATGTTCCGCGTTGTCCACACGCACACTCTCCGCGTCGGCTTCGGCCTTCATCGCTTCCGCTTTCGCTTTTCTCACCGTGGCACGCAATGACCCGATGGCTGCTGCAGTGCCCACAAGGCCGCCGCTAAGAATGATGTTCATAATCTCACTAAAGTCCATACCACCCGTTTTTTAGTCAGTCAACCTTTTATGCTGCTTCCTCGCGTTTCTTGCGGAATAACCCGATAACCCACTGCACCAGTCCCGTGTCAGCCACGCCGTTGGCCACAAGCGAGGCACCAAAGCCATACAGCAAGGCAATGTCCCAGCTCACATCACTCACAAACCCCGCATCAAGCCACCACAGCAGCATCACGCATACCAGGCCCACACACCAGCTTACCAGCTGCGTCACCCAGCCTTTCATATTAGGGAACAAGCCCTTCAAACCTTCGGTAAGCACCACCACACCGGCTGCAAAACCGGCAAAGGTGCCAATCATTGCGTCATAGTCCGTTGCCGGAACATCGGTCCCTTGGGCCATCACAGCCGATACCACACCGAGCATCAGCATCATAAACAGCATCATTCGTTTCATTGATTGTTTCTTTTATTATTGGTTAATACCTATTTCTTTCAGCCATTTCTGTACATCAAAGCTGGGGCAGGCTTTGGCCGCCAGCTCGTTGTGTCCCACAATGCGCACATCTGGGAATCTGCGGTGGAAGTCCTTCACATATTTCTCCAGTGCCTTTTTCTGGCAGCCGGTGCGGGTGTCCTTCGGGGTCTTGCCATCCTTGGCCACACCGCCGGCATACACAATGTGGCGGCTCACGTTGTTATATCCCTTGGCACCGTTCGTCACTTCCCACGGATCCACCTGCGCATCCTCGTTGTTGTTCACCAGTCGTTCCACACCGCCCTGCAGGTGAAACAGGTCGGTATAGCCCACCTGTTCCCAGCCTCGGCCGCCCTGGTTCACGGGCGAAGTGTGCCACTTCCGGATGTCCGCCGATGATACCTCACGCCCCTCCGGGGTTGCCGTACAATGAATTACCAGATACTTCAACTTTGCCATATCATCTTATCCTTTCTGGTTTTGGGTAATGGTAATCTTGGCCGTCTTGCTGCGGTCGGCATTGAGTGTAAGGGTCAGCGTACCGGTTTTCTGACTGCCACTGTTTGCACCGGCCGAAATCTTTACACCGTTATCCGTCGCTTCCACCTTGAAGCCGGCAGGGGCACTGCCAATCTCATATTCACCGCTGGCGGTCACAGTCACTTCCTCACTGCCACCCGTAGCTTCAAGGGTCACACTGGCAGGGTCAACTGAAATCTTCTTCTCGCTCGCCTTGAACACGGGGTTGCTGCGCTTGTCCAGCACCACCACCTCTTCACCGAAGGCAATGTTCGTGTCGGCCTTCATCAGCATCTTGAAGAAGTACAGTTCACTGGCATTCGAAATCTTGTCAATCTGAATCACGTCTTCATCGTCCTGCAGGTTCACAGCCGCAAACAGGTTGCCGCCGGCATCGGGCGAACAGAGGGTGCACACAATCAGATCATCGGGCCAGGCAGCAAGCGTCTCAATGGTAATGCCCTTGTAGCGGCGGGCATTCACATCGGTTTCGCTCGTGTTCTTGGCCTCGCGCTGGGTCAGCTCGTCGTCATACTTGTCAAAGTCGTTCACACTCATCAGGATGCGGAGGTCCGGGTTGTTGCGGATGGCCACGGGAATCTTCGCACGCATGGCTTTCAGTCTGCCCAGCATGGTCGATTCTGCGCTGTCCACCACAATCACCTCAGTATCCTTAGCCATCTGGGTCAGGATGCCGTTAAACAGATGGTCGTCATCATCCCCATATTCGCCGTTCACATAGTGGTCACCCAGTTCAAACTGTACCCGCTTGGCCACCTCGGCAAGCAGGGCGTTCTGCGCTTCGGGCGGGAGCTCCGAGAATACCAGGTTGCCCTTCGGCTGCCATTTGCGCCAGATGTCCTCGAACGTGCGGGGGTTAAACACCGTAAAGGCCATGAAGTCCACCGGGTCAAGGCTCTTTTCGTCGTAGTTGAAGTTGCCCTTCGAATCCTCCACGCCGGGGTTCTCCTTGCGCTTCTGGAGCATCTTGCCGGTCTTCAGGCGCGGCAGGCTGATTTTCTTCTCCACACCGGGAATCACCATGATCAGCCCCTTTTCCACAATCTCGTTGCTAGTTGCGGCAAGCGTCAGCAACTTTTCCAGTACCTCGCCGCTGTAATTCGTGTTTCTTACAATTATTGCCATAGTTCAATCACTTTTTACGTTTGTCCTTAATTTCTCGCATGCGCTTGGCCCAGGGACTTTCATCTCCGTTCAGTTCCAGGTGCAGGTCTTCCATCACACGGCGCTTCACCGGCAGTTGGGCCAGGGCCTTTTCGCCGTTCTCGCGGTCATTGGCCAAAAGGTTCTCGTAGATGGGGCGGGTGGTCGCATCGATGCGACCGTCCTGCTCGGCTGCGTCAAGCAGCTGCTTGCGGGCGGCAAGGTCTTCGGCTGCAGCCTTGTCCTCGTAGGTCTTCACCTTGGCCTTCAGGTCGGTGTTCTCTTTCGTAAGGATAGGTACCTTGCCGGCCTCTTCCTCCAGTTGATCCATCAGGCGGAACACATCCGCATCACTCGCGCAGTCCTTGAAGCGCGGGCGTTTCTTTACGTCTTCCAGATTCATTTCTTCTCTGTTGTTTTGTGGCTCAATGAGCCGGTTATTAAATAAAGTATATATCTGTGCCGGCGTACTGTCGGCCGGCACGGGGTCTGCATCATAGATGCCGTCTATGAAACCGAGATCCAGGGCTTCCTGGGCAGTCAGCCAGTGGTCCTCGCCGTCAAAATAGGTCTGTTTCACTTCTTCCTGGCTCATGCCCAGCCGCTCGGCATAGATTTCACTCAAACTGCCCTCCAGGCTTTCTATCTCTTCCATGCAGCGCTGCAGGTCCTGCTTGTTGCCATAGCACCCGCCGCTCACGCTGTGCAGCATCAGACGGGCATACTTGCTCATCTCTACAGGTTTGCCGCAAAGGGCTATCACGCTGGCCATGCTGGCAGCGATGCCATCCACATAAATGCGGATGTCGGCCTGGCTATGACGCAGGGCGTTGAATATCGCAATGCCGCTGTACACTTCCCCGCCGTTGCTGTTGATACGTACATGGATGCGCCGGCTCACGCGTTCGGCTTCCATCAGTTCCTGGGCAATGCGCCCGCTTTGCACCTCCGTATAGTCTCCGATGTCCCCATACAGGAATATCGTACTGGTGCCGTCGTCACTCGTTGTAATATTGAAAAATCTGCTCATCGTCATACACTTTCCTGCGGTCTTCCCCGCCTTTCGATGATGCGAAAATAGAACATTCCTATGGCACCAGGAAACCGCGTTTTTATCATGACGCTTTCTGGCGTTATCATAACGCTATAACCCGTCATCATGCGTACAGCCTTTTACAAACACCGCTTTTTAATGCAATTTTGTAACGTGATTTACAACTAAAAAGGACGATTTATGGCAGATTTGACGAATGCCCAGAAAAAGGAATGGGCAAAGACTTTGTACCTCAAGGAAAACCTCACACAGCAGGAAATCGCCGACCGGGTGGGCGTGTCACGGGTGTCCGTGTCCAACTGGGTACGGGCCGGGAAGTGGGAGGAACAGAAGGTGGGGCTTACGCTCACAAGGCAGGAACAGGTGGCTAACCTCTACCGGCAGGTGGCCGAAATAAACAAGGCCATCGCCGAACGGCCCGAAGGGGAACGCTTCCCCTCATCCAAGGAGGCGGACATTCTCGGGAAACTGTCGGCGGCCATACGCAACATGGAGCAGGAAGTCGGCATTGCCGACATCATCAGTGTTTTAACCGGACTCATCGACTGGGTACGGGCGGCCGACCTCGAAAAGGCAAAGGAAATCACCCGACTGGCCGATGCCTACATTAAAGACAAATTATAAAGGGATAGACAATGAAACAGACTGACAGACTCGCTCTCCTCGATTGGGAGAAGTACAAAGAAGACATCGCAAGGGCTACACCGGTCGACCGGAACATGACGGCAGCCGAACGGGAAAAGCACCGGGAATATCTGGAGAAACATCCCATAGAATGGATCAGGTTCTTTTTTCCGAATTATGCCAAATATGAATTTGCCGACTTCCAGAAAAAGGCTATCCGGCGGATCATTGCACACGATGAATGGTTTGAGGTGCTTTCCTGGAGCCGTGAGCTGGCCAAATCCACCGTCACCATGTTCATCGTCATGTATCTCACGCTTACCGGACGCAAAAAGAATGTGATTCTGACCTCCAACAGCAAGGACAATGCGGTGCGCCTGCTCGATCCGTACCGGGCCAACCTCGAAGCCAACGGGCGCATCATGGCATACTACGGCAAACAGGAACTGCCGGGCTCATGGACCGAGGATGAATTCACCACCAAAGGGAAGGTTTCTTTCCGCGCACTGGGTGCCGGGCAGTCTCCGCGTGGTTCGCGAAACGAGGCCATACGTCCCGACGTGCTGCTGGTCGATGACTTTGATACGGACGAGGACACCAAGAATCCGGACATCATCCAGAAGCGCTGGGACTGGTGGGAAAATGCGCTGTACCCCACACGTTCCATTTCTGAACCTACACTGGTCATCTTCTGCGGCAACATCATTGCCAAGGACTGCTGCGTGGTGAGGGCGGGCGAAATGGCCGACTCCTGGGACATCGTAAACATCCGCGACAAAAACGGATTTTCCACATGGCCGGAAAAGAACTCGGAAGAGGACATTGACCGTACACTGTCCAAAATATCCAAAAAGGCAGCACAGGGTGAATATTACAACAACCCCATTTCCGAGGGCGAGGTCTTCGAGAACATTTCATACGGCAAGGTACCGCCTCTCTCTAAATTCAAGTTCCTCGTGGTGTATGGTGACCCGGCACCGGGCGAAAGCAAGGGGAAGAAAGGAAAATCATTCAAGACGGTTTCACTTTGTGGCAAATTGGGCACCAGGCTCTATGTCATCAAGACTTTCCTGGCGCAGGCACTCAATGCGGAGTTCATTGACTGGTATGTCCGGATGCTTGAATTTGTCGGGGGCAAGACCAATGTCTATTGCTACATGGAGAACAACAAGCTGCAGGACCCTTTCTTCCAACAGGTGTTCAAACCGCTGGTGGCAAAAGTACGCCGCGAACAGAAGATTGCGCTGTTCATCCGGGGCGACGAGGAGAAGAAGACGGACAAGGCTACGCGCATCGAGGCCAACCTTGAACCGCTCAACCGCGAGGGGAACCTCATCCTCAACGAGGCTGAACGGGACAATCCGCACATGAAGGAACTGGAGGATCAGTTCAAGTTGTTCACCCTGACCATGCGCTATCCGGCCGACGGACCGGATGCGGTCGAAGGGGCGAACCGTATCATTGACGAACTGATCAGGCGCATTGAACCGCCCGTATTCCGATCACGGAAGGATGTAAGAAAACGGAATAAGAAAAGATTATGACAACTCTAAAACAATAGGACTATGAGCAAATTTGTTGAACTTACCGATTACGATGCGAGCATCCACCGAGACATCCTCGACGCACTGGTTCGCGAAGACGAAACGGTCATTGAGGTTTGCGAGGACAGGGCCATTGCCGAAATGCGGTGTTATCTGGGCAAACGCTACGACTGCAACAAGATTTTTGCAGCCACCGGCGAGAACCGTAACCAGCTCGTGCTGATGATGGTCATCGACATGGCGGTCTATCACATCTTCTGCATCCACAACCCGCAGAAACTTTCCCAGGTACGCAAGGATCGTTACGAACGGGCGGTGGAATGGATGAAGGCGGTGGCCGACGAGGACATTTCAATCGAAGGGGCTCCGCTGCTGCCCGAGGAACAAAGGGCGGGCAGGTCGGATTTCCGCATTCAAAGCAACCGCAAACGAACGAACCACTGGTAAAAAGCAAGCATCATGAAAAAGAAAAACAGAAAAAACAACAAAGCCGGCATCATCACCGTAGGGGGAAACTTCACGTTGCCGGGACAAAAGAGACCGAATGTGATTGTGCTCACACAGCCCAAACGCTTCGGGCTGGACATTTCCGACTACATGGCAGCCGTAAGGGTGGCCGAGAATGTCGATTTCTCGCGACGTTACAAACTTTATGACCTCTACGAGGACATTCTGATGGATACCCACCTTTCCTGTGTGCTCGAAAAGCGAAAGAATGCCGTGCTGTGCTCCAACATGGAATTCCGGGTGGACGGGAAGCCCGATGATAAAATCAACGAACAGATACAGTCGCCCTGGTTCAACCGGCTGGTGGGTGACATCCTTGATGCGAAATTCTGGGGCTTCTCGCTCTGCCAGTTCTACAAGCTGCAGGAGTGGGTGGATTATGACCTGGTACCACGCAAGCATGTGGATCCGGTCAGGGAACTCATCCTGCGCCACCAGACGGACATTACCGGCCATTCCTGGAATGAATATACCGACCTGCTGTTTGTGGGTTCACCGTCCGATTTGGGGCTGTTGGCCAAGGCTGCACCTTGGGTCATCTACAAACGTAACACTACGGGCGACTGGGCACAGTTCTCCGAGGTATTCGGCATGCCTATCCAGGAATATATCTATGATTCCGACGACGACGAGTCACGCCAGCGGGCCATGGAGGATGCGGCCAATGCCGGAAGTCTGGCGCAGTTCTTCCATGCCAAGGACACGGAACTCAAACTCACGGAAGCCGGAAACAAAACAGGGTCTGCCGATGTCTATGAACGCCTCTGCGAGCGGTGCAACAACGAAATTTCCAAACTGATACTGGGCAATACGCTGACCACCGAATCGTCCGAAAAAGGCACGCAGGCTTTGGGTACGGTTCATAAGAAAGTAGAGGACAAGGTACTGGAGGCCGACCGGAAGTACGTGCTCAACGTGCTGAATTACGACATGACGGACATTCTGCTGCGCATGGGCATCAACACCGAAGGGGGTACGTTCTGTTTCCCCGAACCGAAGGAAACGGATGCCGGTACCAAAATATCCATCCTCACGCAGCTGAAGAAGAACTTCAACATCCCCATCGACGACGACTATCTCTATGAGGAATTCGGTATCGACAAACCGGCCAATTACGAGCAGCTGAAGGCGGAACAAAAGACGGCTGAACAAGCCGACCAGATTCCAAGCCCGAAGAAGGAGCCGGAGCCAGCGAATAAGGGACGGGATGATGAACCGACACCGAAACAGAAAAGAAACTTCCGGAACTGGCTCAAAGGTTTTTT